ATATTCTCATACATAACATCATTAGGAGTTGACTTTCTATATTGTGTACTGTTACCATCTACTACTTTAGCTACATAGAATAGTTTAGTACTGTTCTTGTCAAATAATTTCTGAAGTTCAGAAAGTGCTTTGTTGCGCATTTTCTTGTATTCAGTTCTTGCAATAACTGTCTGTTCTTGTTTGTCTAAGTAGAACTTAGGTGGAACAGCTCTTGATCTTGCATCATCAAAACTTTTTGCTACAATAGAAAAACCACCAGCTTCAATAGCATAAAGTTTAATTCTATCATATGGATCATTGGGATCTAAGAATACAGGTTCATTACCACAAGCAATATTAATTCTATTCCAGAATTCTTTATTGTCAGGCTTAAGTAATTTTACTTTATTCCAGAACTGAGGATCCTCAACATCTAGAACATTTGCTGCTAACTCTGTTTCAAGTTCAGCAATAGCTGTTCTAATTTCTTTAATTCTTGCTTCTTTGTCTTCACCTTTTAGAAGTTTAATCTCTGGTGCAAATTCATTTAGACCTGTGAGATATCTAATAACTCCATTTTGCTCAAGACAAGCAAGTTGTTCAAAGTGCTTAACTCCATCATATAGAGATAAGCCATAAGATTCTAGTCCCATATTAGAGACTGAGTTGTCAAAGAACGGACGGACTGCAATTGCTGTTTTTTTAACTGTGCCGTGTCCAGTTTCTACCATTGTGAAATTTTCCATGTTTTGTTGGTTTTATTTTTTGTTGGTTAAATATAAAGAAAAAAAGGGAGGAGTTTCCCCCTCCCTATCCTTTCTAGTTTAGATTAGAATGATCCACCTGTTACAGGGTTTCTCATAACAATTTTCAACACTTTAGTTGGGTCTTTAACCCAGATTGCTGGCATTGTTTGGCTCATCATTACACGGTAACCATTGAACTGACCAGAAGACTGGAAGCCTTGGCTACGTCCCATGTAGTCCATAGTACCATTTTGATACCACCATTTCAATTGATTATCCCAAGACAATTTCAATAAGAAGATGTTGTCATTAGTGTTATCAGTGATATCAAAAATAATGAATGAGTAAGAAGATAATGGGAAACCATCTACAATTGGGTTCTCAATATCATTTGTATGAACATTGTCAAATGCTGGGTTAAGAACAAACTTAACATTTGCCAAGAATGGGATTACATATGAAGTATATGCAAAACCAAAGTTCAAGTCCATACCTTTACCAGTGATTGCACCGATATCAGCAGCCTGGATAAGAAGACCTGAAGAGATAGCCTCTTGTTTGATAGCCTCATTAACCATTCTCATACCACCCATACCAGTTTGTACAATCAAGCTACGTTTTGGATCTGGACCTTGGAACTCAACCTTACCATTGAAGAAGTTGTAGATCTCAGAACGGAACAAGTCAAGTGTGAAGTTATTTTTGTTGTATACTCTTTTGAATGAGTTATCCAACTGCTTCCAAAGACCCACAGACAATCTAACATCATCTGGACCATCCTGACGTACTCTACCACCATGACCCCACATGAGGTATGTTTCAATGTCAGTTGCAATTTTAGATAAGTGAGCAGCTTCCATGTTAGTCAAGAATGTACGTGACAAGTTACCGTTGTCAAATGCTTTCTTAACAGAATCTTTACCCATTACTTTAACCATGTCTTCCAAAGAAGTGATTGATGGATCCATAGTTTTGTCAAATGATCTCCAGATCTCAGTTACAGGAACTGTACCATCTGCATTCATTCCACCTTTGATCATCAAGTCAGCACGGCTAGAAATAGAGTAGTGTACGTGAGCTTCTGCACCACCTACGTAGTTGTAGAATTCACGGAAACCTGCATTAGTAATGATGTCAGAGAATCTTTCACCATACTCACCTCTTGCAGAACCTTTACGGAATACTTTAGTACCATTAGCCAAATACTTGTTGTCAAGATATTTGTAGTTGTCATTGTTTACCAATTGCACAGTATAGATAAAACCATCACCTAATGGAAGGATATCTTCTTGTGTAATGTACATCTCAACACCGTTGTATTTGTCATAAGTGATGATGTCACCATGTCCAAATTCTCTTTTGTTAAGTTTGATACGGAATGTAGTACCATCAACACCTTTAAAGTCATTGCCTGGTTCAACATCTTCAACAATGTAAGGAAGGTCAATAGAAACCGGAGTTTGCCATCTGTATTCCCCACGTGCGTTATCTACCATGATAACATTTTTTCCACCAAATGATGACATTTGATAAAGAGGCATTTCTACCTTTTGAGCCATAGCCCAAAGATCCACTGGACCAAGATCCATTGGCTCTGCATCTTTCAGCATGTTCACCAAGTGGTAAGAATCCACATGGGAACTTGCGTTGTAAGCGGTATCCCTAAGGAATATACCATTGTTCATTACTGGAGTTGCCATTGTATATATTAATTTAAATTGTTACTAATTAAAATCTCTTGAACAAATTATTTGGTCTAGAGAGTGTTCTTTGCGGTTTATTACCTGCTCTTCTTGGTTCATCAGATTCTTGAACACCAGAAGAAGTAATTTTTCTTGCCTCTTCAGTTTTCAATTGTCTAACTGTTTTTTCTACAGCAGCTTTAGAACCTTGATCTTTAATTCTACTTTTATATCCATCTGGATCAGAAAGTAACCAAAGAGCTTCTGAAATTAAATCATGTCTTGGTTCTACAAACTGATACTTTTCTAGAAGGTGTCCTAATAAATTAGTTTGTCTTCCTGAAATAGATGGATAACTTGGTTGTACTAATCCTGAGTATAACATACTCTGAGTTTTCTTATCAAGTTTAATTCCATTTAGCTCTCCTGAAACAAGAGTATTATATACATTCTCAGTATATACTCTAGCTTGTTGAGCTTGTTGTTCTTTCTTGTGTTCTTGTTCTGCAAGCTTTCTAGCCACAACTTCTTCTTGCATTCTGTCTAACTTCGGTTTAAACTGTTGAGCCTTTTGCTCTAGTCTACCCATGTCAGCCCAGTCATTGATCTCTGCTTCAATCTCTTCTGGTGTACCAAATCTTGTAGCATATAAGTATTGTCTTGCAATCTCTGCTTGATCATACTCATTAGTTGGATCAAGATCAATTACTTCTTCTACTTCTGCAAGAGTTCTAAAAAGAGATTTAAGATCTGTACCACCGTCAGCTACATACTTAGCTGCTACTTGAAGTTCTTCAGGAAGAGATTGAAAGAATTCTCTTGGAGTAGATTCTCTTACTTTGTTCTCTCTTTCTTGGAAGTTAGCTTCAAATAGTTCTCTAAAATCTTTGGTAGTATATTCTTCTAATGGTTTATCATCATCAAAAGGAATAAGTGTACCTTCTTCAATCATTTTAAGAGCTAACTCAGAAAGACCTGACTTATCTACTTTAGGTCTTCCTTTGTTTCCAGTCTCCTCTTCTTGACTGATCATGTCATCAAGTTGAGCAATTGCTTCTTCTACTTGTTTAGTAGAAGGTTGTGCTGCTGCATCATCAGAACTATCTGCTGATTTGTCAAGGAACGTGGTGTCTAAATCCTGTGGTTTTGAAAACACAGACTTTGGACTGTCATCTGAACTATCTTCTCCTGCCGGTAACATTACATTATCTGCACCTGGCATCCCAAATAGTTCATCAATATTTACATCTACCTGGCCTACCGTTGTAGTATCCAGCACCTGATCTTCCTCAGGATTTTTTGTTGGTTCTGCCATGTTTGTTGGTTTTGTTTATAATTTAATATACAAATTAAACTTCAAATATTTAAAATGGGCTTGATAATTTTTTGGACTATATAGCTATCCATTATCTATTTCTTCTCAGAAGATTTTTTATCAAATCTATTTTTATTTTCTCTAGCAATTTGTAACTGTTTATCTGCTATTTCTTTCTGAGCTTGTAACTTCTGTCTTTCAAGATCCATCTTCTGGGACTGTCTAAGATTTTCATTACTTTGTTTCTCTCTCTGAAGATCTGTTTGTTGTTGATACTGTTCAGACTGTCTAATATCTTTCATAGCATCTTCATAGTCTGATTGCATGTTTTTATTTACATCAACCATAGAACCATAACCAGCAGCTCTAATTTCAGCAACCAAGATATCTCTTTGTCTATCTTTTTCTTTTTCCATAGCTTGAGCATCAAGTTTCATTTTCTCAATTTCTTGTTGAGATTGAATTTGTTGCTGTTGCATTTGTTGTTGTTGTTGCATTTCTTGTTCTTTCTGAGCTTGTTGTTTTTGTTCAGAATCTTTAAGAGCTGTGCTTAGTTCAGATATGGATTCAGATTGAATAACTTTACCAAGATCATAGATAGATGCTCCGGTAGTATTGTTCTGCATTGCCATTTGTTTAAGTTGCTCAAGAAGAGCTCTATGGTTTGCAGTAGTACTACAGAAGATATTAAGATCTCTCATTAAAAGATCAGTACCATTAATTTCAAAGTTTACTTTTTCATCTGCTCCAGTAATATAACTTAGTCTTGCAGATGGTTTAGTTGAGTTATAATACTGAGCTAGGTCAGTACGCATTTGGTGTACCCTAGGCATTAGATAATCACAGTGTTGGATAAAGAATACCTCTGTCTGTGCATAAGATGCAGCAGCTGCTTGTTCTACACCTGTAGCAGTCATTTGAGATAACTGTTGTCCCATTCTTTGTGGGTTCACACCAATTACTTCATATGCCTGTTGTTTAAAGTGATTAGCTAACTGAATCCTTGACATTAATCTTTCTGTCTGAGCAAGATCAAGTTTCTGGAAGTGCTGGAAGTTTAATGCATTCTCTGTATTTGTAATAGAAGTATCAAGAGGAAGGATCTGGAAGTTCTTCATTGCTACATATGCATTAGCATAATTACCTTTACCCCAGTCTTCACCAAGAGAGTGCTTAGGTAAAGTATTCTGATCAAGCATAATTACAGTACCAAGTTCATCTACTAGAATATCTGCAATCTGATTGTTTACAATGTTATACCCAATCTGGTATGGCTTCATCAAGTCAATAAGAGCAGTTGACTTAGTATTTCTATCTGAGAATACAGCTCCTTCTACTGGAAGTTTACAACCATACAAACTATTGTCTCCTTTAAATTGGAACTTAAGTGGAGCAATATGATTATTTTGTAGACCAATATAGATTGGAGAGAACCCACCAGGATTATTCATACCCCAGAATGAAGGAAGGTTTGGACCAATTTTAACACCACCCCAAACTTCATTTACCCAAATCCAGTCAATATGTTCTCCAAAGATTACATTATCTCTTGTCTTATTTTTAAAGAGTCTTGTATCATATACAGGTTTGTCAATTACTTTATAAGCTTCGGTAACAATTTCAGTTAATACTTCTCCTGTATCAGTTACTTTAGTTAAGTGTCCAACTTTTCTCTGAGACTTCCAGTAAGCTGTTGTTACTCTAAGTAAGAAAGCAGTACCTTGATCAAAATAATCTTCTCCTTGTGATAAGATTTGATTTACAATATCACCTCCATTATATACAGAACCTGCTGCTGCAGTTGTAAATTGTCTGTATGCTAAAGAAGGCATATTAGTATTCCAATCATGTGACTTTGTAGCATCATAGAATGAACCATCATTCTGTAGTCCACCAATGTTATAACCTGCTGATCTAATTGGATAAATTGCTTCAAGTGCCTCAAGTTGCTCTTCAGTCATGATATAACCATACTTATCAATAACATCAGATACTGTAAGCATGTCTATTTTACCTACCCAGTTACCTTGAGAAATATATCTTGCATCCGGAGATTTGTGATAGAATGTAATTGCAGGATTCCAGAGTTCTACTTCATAGTCATCTTCCATCATGTGGAAGTGCCAGAACTCTCTATCTGTAATGAGCATATCACGGAAACCTCTTTCTTCAAGTTCATCCATTTTAAACCTCTCAACATCTACTTTATGTTGGTGAGTTGCCCATTCTTCAATCATTGATCTGTAATTCTTTTTAAAGAATTGTTCAATCTCAGGAAGACTTTTAAGTTTATCTGGTGCAATTTCTTCTTGAGCTTCTGCTGAGTTTGGATCTAGTCCTTGTTCAATGAGTGCTGTAATAACTTTTGTTTGAGCATCAGCAAGAAGAGTTTCTTCTATCATTACTCTTTTCTGCTCAAGCATTTCATTATATGAAAGCTCATCAATAGCTCTGTATGTAAGTTTAGTAGATCTTTTAGCAAATTCAGCTACCAGAACATTAACAACATTTGGAATAATAGGATAGAACTTTAACTCTAATACTGAGGGATCATCTTTAGTAAGTAGATCTACAACATCCCTATATTCATTGTTTTCTTCAACTATATAATCTGTTCTGTCAATGATACCTTTTGCAAGCTTATAGTTTTTCATAAGCTTACGGGCATTTCTACGGATTTGTTTTAGACCATTCCATTCTAACCAGTCTAAGTTCCAAGCTGCCCATTCATCATCTTTTTCTTTTTCAGGTAAGAACTGAAGTGGTTGCATAACACTGCCAAGCCTGTTTTGCTCAACTTTAGCACCCTTCTTTAACTGTAAAGCATTATATACCTGCATATTTATTATTTTAAGTTCTTAAAGGCTGACCTATTAAAAACTTGACCGTTAATAACTTTAGACCCATGTCCCATATGACGGAACGGGGTTCTATTTAATTTAAACAAATTATTTGACTTTTGCAAGTTTTTAGAAGCATCATCCATTACTACTCTTTTAGAATAACCTCTGTTAGCTTGTTGTATTCTCATAAATGCAACTAGTGCTGCAAATGATACAAGTCTATCCACGTTGACTCCATCAGCATACTCTTGCATTTCTTTAAGTAACATGGGATCCGGGATCCTCTCTATTCCGTACTTTGTACGTACAATTGTACCATCTGTTTTAGTTTCTATATCTAGTTCTTCTTTACAGTATTCAATAGCATAACTTAATAAATGAGCCTTAAATAATGTACCGGTGTTTTTCCAACCATACTCTTGGAATACGTTAGCATTTGCACCAAGATCTTTTAAGAATAAGATCTGACTCTTAGGAACTAAGTATCTCTGTTTCTTTCTAGAGATCATATACTGGATAAATAATGAGATGTTATTCTCTATTACTGTCCATGCATTGTACCATTCTATAATTAGTTCTAGTCTCTGGTGAGTTTTATTGATATCATCAAATCTACCACACCAAGCTGCTACAATCTTA